GTTAGGACCGTCCATCCACATCTTGGTAATCATATGACTAACACGATCTAGATTGATTTTCAAATCCTGCGGGTGATCAACTTCCCCAAGAACTGAGTATCCGCCAGAGATCTGTTCATTGAGCGTCTTGACAGCCCTGCCAATTTCTTGAGAAGAATAAACACGTTGATTTGCATTGCGAATGTCGCCCTGAATGCAAATCCCGTTTAGATAAAGGCTCTTACTCGAGCCTTCACCTTCACTCTCAAGGACAATCTTAGCCTGGTCGAAACTCAAATTTTCTGCTAGGGTAGATCTCACGTTAGTGTCCTATTATCTACGACCACGGAAAAGGCTTTGCTTGTTGTCAGCTGATTCTTTTGCACCAGCTTTCTCAGCACCGTGTCCTGGCTCTTTCTTGCTAAAAGCATTTCCTGCTTTGCCGCCTGGCACGTTAATATTACCAGCGTTGTCTTCTGTTGGCTTTTGCTTGATTAAGCTAGAACCTTGCAATTGGCCTTTGTTTGCTTCAACGCCGCTTTCTGTTTTGCTTTGAGCGATGTTAGAAGCTGTACCGCCCATATCATTCTTACCAGCTACGATTGACTTGGTATTTGCACCGTTATCACCCATTTTTGCTGGAGCAACTTTTTCTACGTATTCACGAACTGTTTCTAGATCGTTGATATCGTCTTTCATTTCTTCGTCGTCACCGCCCATTTCGTCACCGAAATCGTCGCCGTGTTCTTTACCTTCAATACCTTTTAGCTCGTCAAACTTAGCTTGTAGCTCGTCAACAATAGATTCTAGGTCTTGAAACAATTCTTCTTCGCCCTTTTCTGCTGGCTCTTCTTCCCCGTCCATTTCGCCTTCTAGGTCGTCTGTTGGGTCGCCACCAAATTCTGGCATATCGTCACCGCCTTCAATTGCGATGTCTTCAAAGTTTTCGTCGACTTTGTCTTCTTCAGCATCTTCATCAGAAGCTGCTTCTTCCATATCTTCGTCGTCTTCGTCTTTTTCTTCTTCTTCAGCAATTTCGCTGTCGATCATTGATTCATAAATTTCACGTGATTGTTGTACAACGTAATCGTGAAATAATTCTTCTGCTTTGGCTTGATCGCCTTCAACAAGATGTGACAACATCTGTTGCAATAATGTTTTATCTGCCATGTTAAAATCTCCTCAAGATGGTTTTAGGCTGTGTTTTTATTTACTACGTAGATTAAAAAACTACGTTAAATGATAGTTTTTTGATCGTTTTCATTTGAATATATAGTTCCCGGGAACGTTTTTTCAAAATCTTTAAAATTTATATGGGTTAAATTAGTTAGTGCAGGTCCCAATTTATCTGGAATAAATGCACCATCTTGTATTACCCTAAAAAAATTAATGTGTCTAAACTCCTTTATAACTTTTTCTGTTTGACTAAGCCAATTTCCAAAGTACGTAGGTGCGTCTGTTGACTTTTTATAATTGTATGTATCTGCGTACACATTATTAAATTTTCCCTCTAATCCTTGATAATCGAACCCAAAAATGTATATATCTTTGTGTCCTTGTGTACAGGCTAACCATAATGCGGTAGGCCCTGAACTCCAGCCTTTATGAGGGTTAAAAAAGTTAATATGATGTTTAGTTTGTACACCTTTGTTAGGATTTGTCCATACTTGATGAGTTTTGTGATAGCCCGATGATATAATTTCATTGACCATTTTAACATCAACAGCTATTAGATAGTGAGGTTCATACTCTCTATACTGTGCATTACAGCCGTAGACAACTCCTTTAGTAAGTAAGGATTCTGGATTTATTGTTAATCGACTTGTACCGTTACCTAGAACAAAGGCCGGATTATTGTGGTGGAGCTGCTTCTTCGCCAACTGGTGTTCCATACATTTGTCTAATAAAACCCAGTTCAGACTCTTCTTCCATTTGATGCGCTTCTGATTGAAGTCGCAATTGATTAATTTGACGTAGTGTCAAGCGAATTTTTCTATTATCTGTTAACTTAAGAATAGACTTATCTCTGCTAGAGTCGTATCTACGATCATTAGCAAAGTCGTTGTTTTTTTCGTTAAAATAAAAAAATTCGTTTAGAAGCATAATGTATTTATTACTGAACTGGTGCTTCTGCTGGAGCAGCTTCACCTTCGGCTCCTGGTTCGGCTTCAGCAGCCATATCAGGACTAGCTTCTGCTGATTGTCCAGCTAGGTCTGCTGCCATTCCTCCGGGAGTAATGCCTGCAGATCTTAATTGACTCTGAGAATCCGGTGTTGCCTGTAGAGTATCGCCGTTTTCTTCTCTCCAAAGTTTTTCGTTTTCTTTGATCTCTTCCTCGGTCATTCCTAAGAATCGCTTCATAGCAAAACGTTTACTTAGATGAGGAATTTGAACAACTTGACTGAATGTTGCTGCTCTTGCTGTGTCAAGTTCTGATTGACGATAAGCAGCAAAGTTTTGTGGTGAATTAAATTTTAGCTCAAATAAACTATTATCAATGTTAATACCGTTGTTGTTTAACCAAAGTTTAAATTCTAGATCAAATGTTTCTACAATCATAGATTGTAAACGTTTGCAGTACTCGTTAAAACGTAATTCTTGAATATACGCTGTGCCTACTTTACCATCAGAGATGTTGTTAGGCTGTTCATCAATGGCAGTAGGAAGGTATGAAGCAGGTATACGCAAAGCCCTAAAGAGCTTGTTAGTAAAATAACGTAGGTCAGTAATTTCGCCAAGGTTGGTACCTCCAGGTAGTGTTTCAACTTTAGAACCACGACCTTCAGCAGTTTGTGGGAAGAAGTAATCTTCGTTTACACTTAGTGGATTATAACTAGCGTCTATAACGTTATTTCCACCGCCGGTTGAACTAGGAATACGTCGTTGTTGAATTTCATTTTTAACCCGTTCAACAAAGCTCATAGCCATATGCGCTGGCATATTTCCAACGTCTACATAGAAAATACGTCTTTCTGGAGCACGTTGTATACGATAGATAATAATAGCATCTTCAAGCAATTCTTTCTGCTTGTAGACTTTAAATACTGATTCTAGAATACTATTACCAAAAGGATAATTTGTATCTAAACCTTCTGATAATGAAATATGGACTACGTGTTTTGCATCAACTGTGATTTCGTTTTGTGCATTACTAAAACGTGTGCCAGGAGGCTGTGCTGCTGCACCAACCATCCCTCGGCCAAAGCCTCCGCCGGATGTGTAAGAGCTTGAACCACTAGGTGATGTGTTAGTTGTATTGTGTGGTGTTGTAGCAATTAAATTTACAAAATTAAAGTTAATATCTTTAATTCCGTACTGCTCAGGAACTTTACCTTCGCTTTCGTTAACAATAATTTTATTAACCTTAGAAGGATCAACATATAACCATTTTTGAGTTTGTGGATCTCTAACAAAGAAACAATCTCCGTATTTTAATGTGTTACGGAAAATACGGAAAATTCTAGTTTCAAACTGCTGTTCTTTAACCCACTTTTGTAGTGCGTCTTTTAAAATTTTAACTTCGGTTGAAGTAGGCGCACCTTTAAAAAATGTCTGGAATGGTGTGCGATTTTCTTTATCTTTTTGTGTGCAAAATTCTGCAAGAATATCAAGTGCAGCATTAACTTCACTGTCCATATCCATTGTATCGTATTGCATATATTTTTCAACACGGTTTGGACTACCTGCATAAACATCCGGTAAAAAGCTAGAATAATTTGCTCTAGCAGGACCCGGACGGCCACGGCCCGAAATTGGGCTCATTGAACCTCCGTTGTTGCTAACATTAACAGGTGTAAAGTATTTTTTCCAACTCATAGTTTATGCTCGATATAAGTTTCCAGACAAACTCTTAGTAGCATTGATTTGTTCATATGTGTTTGTTGTAGTCTGAGCACTTAGTTTAAGTAATTGTCCCATCTTAGTATTTAATTCCGCAAGCAGGGTTTCTGCTGATTCTTGAGTAGGTCCTCGTTCTTCAGCTCTTTTCTTTTCTTCTTCTTGTTTGGCTTTAGCAGCGGCTTCTTCCTCTGCTTTCTTAGCGGCTGCTGCACGTTGAGATTCTTTATCAGCTTCTATTGCAGTTTTGGCAGCATCTGCTTTTGCGGATGCTTGTTGTTCTCTTGTAGTAGGACTAGCGGTTTTAGCAGCATCTGCTTTTGGCACTAGGGCACTACCTTCTCTTGTAGCGTATTGTTTTAATAGTTCTTCTGGACCGGCTGTATAATCTACAGATGCTTGTTCAGCGGCCTTAGCAGCGGCTTCTCTACCTGCAAGTTCTTTTTTGGATAACTTATTGTTAGCTTCAGTGAAAAGTTGTTTTTCAGCAAATTTTTTCTTTTCAGCTTTGACTTCTGCAAGTTGAGTTTGGATTTTTGCATCTTTCTCTTCTTTGGCAGCTACCAATGCTTCGTCTCTGGCTTTGGCTCTAGCTTCTCTGTCTTTTTTACGCTGTTCGTAAACTTCGTCACTCATTCCGCCAAATCTATTTGGAATTAAGTTTAAGATTTTGTCTATCATTGCTTCAAACCCATCATTTAGGTTTGCAAATATTGCCTTAATTCCTTCTACACTAAAATATTTTCTAAATGTTTGCCAAACATCAGATATAACTTCACCTAGTGTTTTAAAATACTTAGAAACCGTTTCCGATTTCATAACAACTTCATTGAACCATTTATAAACATCTGTGGCAGTATCTATTACCCACCCGAGTACTGCGCCTAGGATTTTAAATGCATCTCCTACTACCTGTCCAACTTCGAGTATAGTTCTTTCTAACCAATCAAGACTCCCTACTAACTCGTTGCCGCTGGTAAAAATATCAGTTACAGCTTTCCAAAGATTATCTAAAGGTTGCATTAGTCCTGTGACAGCTTCCCATAGGCCGCCAAAAGCTGTTTCTGTAGCTTTGACCACACTACTCAAAATACCAAATAACCAGTTTAATCCTTCGTCTACAAGATCTATAGCACCTTTAAAACTTTCAAATTGAAGGCTAACACCTTCTAATGTTTTGCTTATTTTTTGAATAATTGGTTCAAATATTATTTTAAGACCAAAGCCTATTTTTTCAAATAGTGCGCCTACGACTGCAAATACCGGAGGTAACACTCTTGTTAGAATATCAATTATTGGTCTAAATCCTGCATCTAATGCTTTGAGAGCAGGAGCCAGTACTCCTGTAAATATCTGTGCAACTAGTTCAACTCCAGAAATCATTAAATCTAAAAATCCACTAGATGCTAGTAGTTCTGTAAAAGTATTACTGATGCTATTAAGCACCTGAGACATCTTTTGCATTTTTTCGTTAAAGCCGTCTGTGTTTTTCTTAGTTGACTCTTGTTGTTCGCCCGCGGTTTTAATAGCGTCCTTATTGACCTTATTCCAACTTCCTAAGGCTGCGGCTGTTCCTCGCATTTCTTCGCTGGCTGCTGCTGCGTATTTGATATTTTTCAACGATGATGTTGCTTCGGCTCTACCAATATTCAAACTTTGATTCATTTGCTCTTGAGAAACCTTAACACCTCGTTGTGTTTGAGCGTGTAGGTTGGCAAACTGAGCACCTAGTTGAGGCATTTGAGCTAGCAATGCTCGGTTAGCATCTGTAGTAGCAGTTCCGTTGGCAATTAAATCTTTGGCAAAGTCCTGCATTTCTTTGCTAGGCATACTTTGAATTAATGTCATTGCCGAAGCTTCAACCTCTGGTCCAAGACCTGCCATAGCCGCTCTAAACTGTCCGTCTGCTGCTAATGCTTCTCTTTCTTTTTCTTTTGCAGCACGTTCTTCTCCAGTTACCTTGGCCAGCATATCCATTTCTTTAAGATAGCTCTTAGCACCTGCTGCTAACTCTGCATTGGACTTTGTTCCTTGAGCGCCTTGGGCTCTTAACAACTTACCATAATTTGCAAGACCTTGATTTATTTCCTGTGTATTATATCCTAGAGCATAAAGGTCTGAACTTGTTGTTCTTAATGTTTTAGATACCTGTGCAAATCTCTTTGAGCCGTCTTCAGTAGTAACACCGAACGCCCCCATAGCTTCACCATTCTTAGAAATTAAAGCACCAAATTCTGCAAGATTCATTCCAGCTGCTGATGCCGCTGCAGAAAATTGACCTATGCTTCCACCAAAGGTAGCACCAGATGCTGTAGCTTCACCGTAGGCTTTGACCATTTTATCAGCTGCACCTGCCACTGCTCCAAACACTTTAGCTAATAATCCGCCAACACCTGGAATCATTGATAATACTTCTGCTGCGGAAGCTGCTGATCCGTCTATTTTAGATAATTTTTCTGCGGTGTCTACACCCG